ACTTCTTCCGCATACACGTTGATAGCCATTGGAAGCGTACGCTCTCCTATTTAGCGGTATATTGTAAACATCAAGTTGACCTCCTAGCACACTTCTTAGGCACAGATTTCCCATAACGTCATCATTAAAATATAACATAGCTCTATCCTCAAATAGACCAACTTCAATAAATCTCGCGTCTACAGTACTAGGAAGTCCAACCCATTCAAACGAGCTAATTGCTATTTCTGTAAATAAGTCTAAATATTGGTCAAAGGTGTAAAGTTGATAAAACACGCTGTCACTAAAAGAAGTTCGCTCGTTATTTCGTTTTGCCTTTCTCGATTTACTCAATTTTATCCTCCCTCCTAAACCGAATTATTTAATGAGTAATTTCCTACCTCATTAGGATGTTTCCAAAACGTTATCCCTCTGTTAAAATAACTTTCAATCAACGCTATATCGTCGCTAGGTGCTCCCCCTACTATTGTACAATCAACAGTTTTTGTATAATTCCAATGTGGTCTACTTGACACATTAGGTATTTTAGTTGTATGACAGGCATAGCCAAACACATCAAAATACTTATCTATCGACTTTGCATACTCAGCAGTGATAGACTTTCGTTGAGCTGTAAAACACACTTGTCCTTTACCGAATAGTGCATTATTAGTTGCATAATTACCCTTTACCTCATTAGCGGAGATACTCGCTGTATAAGCACTTGTTAATATATTTTGCACACTACCCAGTGCTGAGTTACTTGACTGTCCAGTAATCATTCCTGTAGCAGTTTGAACAGCGGACGGAATAGCATTGATTGTAATTGGTACAGCATTTTGAGCAACCCACGCGTTAAATGCGTCTACATTCCACGAACATAAAGGGAAGCTGTCAAGTGTAATCGTTTCTGTCATATCCATTCTGCCTGTGCCTGTGGTTTCTGTGGATTTGTATCGGTCAAGTCTTAGCACTTCTTGTACTGGCATTGTCATGTTACCAACTATGTTATAATATGGTGTAAGATTTTCTGAGAATTCATAGCGTTGGATTAATGTTTGTCCGCAATTATTTCTTACTTCATTAAAATTGAATGGATAACTGTATAGTTTCTTGTTTCGTGGTGTGTAGCCATTTATTGTGTCAGTATTACTAATTGGTACACCAGTAACATTTATTGGGTTGGTGTTCCCTGTAAATGTAATATTAACCCCTTCGTCCGTAACATTAACAGGTAGTATATCTGTAGGACATGTGTAAATAGCTAATACATTTTGGGGAGTAGTTAAGTACTGATTTAAAAAATTAGAGAGATTATTACTACCCGTTTCTGTGTTAGCAAAGGCTTTTATTTGATAGCCACTATAAACACCGTCGTATAGATACCCCCCTGTTGTGGCAAGTAGTACCATGGTACAAGTACTTAAAGAGCCTAGTCCGATTAACTGAGCGTCACCGTTGTAAACATACTCGCCACACTCGACATTTTCCGGTAAGATATGCTCACCAATTTTATCACTAACCGAATGTTCTCTTTCAACAAAGCATTCTTTTCTTTCGATGTCAAACCAGTAAGTCTGCAAAACATCAATTTGAAAGGTTATCTCCGCTGTTACATTGTTGATATACTCAATTCCTGTCACAAAAGCGTAAAACCAACGAGTGCTAAACGCTGAGTTTTGAAACATCATATAATTACAGTCATATAAGCTATCTGCTGTAGCCTGTAAACGACATTTACCCTTATTAACTCTGTTGTAAGTTACCTTAGCAAAATGTTTTTTGGCTTTACTAATAAAATATTTTTCCTGTGTTTTCTTATCTGAAAAATAAATTGTGTGTTTCTGCTGAGCGGAGAGCGGTATTCCGCTCAGCATGTACACCTCACTATCCGGTACTATGTACATATCATCACTCCTTATTTAATACGACTGTGTCTCCTACAGCGTTAGCACCGGTAATTGTTGTAGCTCCTGTGTAGGTTGTTCCATCTAAATCAGCTACAAGAGTAATTTCTGCTGCAGATTTTGATGATGGAATTACAATAGCACCATATTTCTGCACGGCAATACCCTCTGTTGTAAGAGCTTTCGTCTGAACAAAATTAACCGAATTAGGTGCAAGTGTAGCTGTGTCATCCTGTACATTAAGTGTAAAGATAGTACCGACCTCAGAATTATCTTTTCCTGTGATATTAACAGTAATTGTTTCAGGCAGGGCAATTTTAGCACCACTGTCAACAAAAACGATTGCATTAGCAAAAGGCGAGTAAGAAATAGTTTTCCAGCAATGTAGCCAATAATTCCAATATAAGCCACTGCCTACACGTGTTTCGTCAAATTCAAATAAGTTTTCATAAACTTGAAACCATTCCTCATCAACTAAAACTCCCTTAACGTCTTTCATAAGTGCAAGCTCGTCTGCTGTCACTTCTTCGAGACCTGTAGATTCTTCTCTGATGGCTTCAAATCTGTCATTATCGAATGACGCAAAATCATCAATTAAATGAAGTTTTCCTATGAATGTTGCTTTATCCATATTAAAAGCGCTAGCAAGTACTTTAACATCAAATTTAGCATTAAAATCAGCGTCCATAAAAATACACTGTTTATCAATAGGTGTGTTGTTCTGTACATGACTCTCATTAAATCTACCTGTCATATCAATAGGGAGTAAATTTGATTTCCCTCTAAAAGCTACAGCCACACTATCCATGTCAGTAGTATCAATCGGCTGTGGATATACTTTACCGTGAGAAATTGCTTTAATGAGCAGATACTTGAAAAGTAAGTATTCGTCATATTCAGCTGCCTGATAAACTTGGTCAATAATTGATGTAATAAGATTAGTTACGCCATCAACAGATGTAAACGCTCGTTTTAAAGCCTGTTTCTCTATAGTAATTGGGTACATTACCCTCCAATTAGTCGTGTGAAAGACTGACTGAACATTAGGAAGAGTACGTTTAAACTCCCTACTAGCTCCCTTCTCGGCATCATATTTTACAGCCTTGATAATACCAACAAAAATATCTTCTACAGTTTCACCGAATTCGAGATAGCCCTTCTTGAGGTGCTTATAAGGGTTGTTAAAAGTTGCACTCTGCATACGCACCAACGCAATTCTATTAATTAAAGCGTTGATAAATTCGTTGGAATGTGTCGGATTTCCAAAAAGGATTTCTCCAACCTTTGGAATGTCCTGCTCCTTCTCTATTTTTGGTATATCTTTTTGATAAGCATATGACGCATTATTTCTGATAACATTAAGAATATCAATTGAGCGTGCATCAAGTTTCGTTTTAGCAATTATTCTAGCCATTAGTCTTCCTCCTCTTCAAATAAATCCTCGAAAGAGTTGTACTCTTTCTCATCCTCGTGTTCTGTCGGTGGGTCTAGTTCATCTTCCTTTTTTTCAAGAAAACGTGAAATATATTTGTCTCTCCACATTTTGTCATTTTCCTCGTATTTCTGTTTCCACTCGTCAGCATCGGACGAGTCGATTGAGTCGGATATATCCTCAATAATCTCAATTGTTTCGTCATCCGTTCTATCACCGACATATTTTCTTACTTTTTCAATAAGTTCGTCTTTTGATAATTTAGCCATTATCATTCTCCTTTCTTAAAAACGTCTGTGTAACATCATGTAAATGGGTAAGTGCTTTCTTGTTGATGGTGTAGGTGTGGGCGGTAAAGGTGTACCACTAAGATACTCAAACCAATTCTTCCCGTTTTGTATTCTTTCATCAAGTGCAACCACACCAGCTCGCTCACGTTCAAAACAGTAAGCTTTGACCGCTTCCTCAACATCCTTAAGTTGTGAGAATTCTAAACCACTATATGGATAACTTTTAGTAGGTATCCATTGACCGCCATAGCCTTCAAGTACTTCGGCATTAATAAGCTGACACTGTAAGTTACCATCTTTCCAATCCTTACCTTGAGCGGCTGCGTAGTCAGTGAGGTTTGAGGATGGCGTCCACTGAATTAGTCCCCACCCACTAGATATACTTACTGTTTCTTTTAACCCAGGGTTTAAGGTGCTTTCTCTCTGAACATTTCCGAGCATACCACAGATACTCTCAAGAGTATATTTCCCAGTGAAGTAGGCATTAAATTCTAAAGCGTTGTTCATCATCTGTGTCTGTGTCAGATACTTCCTAGTACCTTCAATAACTACCCATGCCATTAAATTACCTCAGTAAGAAGCGCTTTCCAAGTATTGTTACCACACTCACCATCCTGTAAAAGATTATGGTCTTTCTGAAAATTAATACATGCGGATACACACACTTTACCGTAATGAGTATCAATTGAGCCTGTATAATATCCTAACTTTGACATTAGTATTTCAAATACAGTAACATCGTTATTTTTAGTACCTTTTTTCAATAAAGACATATTTGCTAATTTCTCCTTTTTAAAATCAACAATTCTTTTAACAAGCACTAAGTCGTTTCGACGAGAAATATTAGTAATTGAAACACCTTTACCCTTGTTTGTTTTTGTGTTTTTACTATTTCCTATCGACTCAATCATTTGTGCACCGTTAATAGCAATTGCTATGTGAGTAATTCTGTTGGTTGATTTACCGAAATAAAGTAAATCACCGCTTTGAATATTTGTTACTGTTTCGCCTAACGATGAGTAGCCTTGTGCTGTAGTTCTTGGTACTTTCATGCCACACTTATTAAGTACAGAATATACAAAACCACTACAGTCATATCCACCCTCAGACTCAGACTCTCCACCCCATACATAGGGCTTTCCAAGGAAGCTTCTTGCTGTTGTTACAATATCACTACTTGTCATTTACATTCACCTCACTATCAAGCTTATCGCAAAGTTTTTGCAGCACGACTGTATTATTGTTGAGTGCTTCTGCGAACTTGTCTGTCTCTTCCTTATGTGCATCATTAATTTTGTTAATGTAATAACACATAATTAAACACATTCCGATGGGAAATCCAAGCGTGGAAATTAATGTTGATAAGTCGTTAATCATAATGATGACCTCCTTTCTTTTTTTCTTATTATAACATATTATCCACAACTTATCAACATTAATTTGACAAATTGTGGATAATTTGATATAATAAACTAAAGGAAGTGGATAAATGAAAGAAATAAAATACTATGATGGCACCAAGCTATTAAGCATGAAAGATATTAATGGAAATGTACCTGAAATTTATATTTCAACATCAAATAGAAGTGCCGGAAAAACTACATATTTTAATAGGTATCTAATTAATCGCTTTTTAAAGTATAATGAGAAATTTTGTCTACTCTACAGATTTCAAGACGAGTTAAAGGACTCCGCTGACAAATTCTTTAAGGATATACACAATCTTTTTTTCTCAGCCTACACAATGAAGGCTGTACAAATTGGAAATAGTAAAATGTATGAGTTATTTCTGTGCAGTGCATACGATGAAGAGGACGACGGGAAATCCTGTGGTTACGCTGTTGCACTAAATTGTGCAGATAAAGTAAAAAAATATTCTCATTATCTGAGTGATGTATCAAGAATACTTCTTGATGAATTCCAGTCTGAGACCAACCATTACTGTGCTGATGAAGTCAGTAAATTTATAAGTATTCATACTTCAATAGCAAGAGGTAATAATAACCAAGTTAGATATGTTCCCGTAATAATGATTTCAAACGCTGTGACGCTATTAAACCCTTATTACTCAGCATTAGATATTACTGAGAGACTCACATCCGACGTGAAGTTTTTACGTGGCGATGGGTTTGTTCTTGAACAAGGGTATAATGAAAGTGCTTCTAAGTTACAAGAAAGTTCACTATTCAATAGAGCTTTTAACAAATCTAATTATGTAGCCTATGCGTCACAGAATGTCTACCTCAATGATAATAATGCTTTCATTGAAAAAATGAGGGGTCAGAGTCGGTATTTATGTACGCTTAAATATAAGGGTGAAGAGTATGCCGTTAAAATGTTTGAAGAGGAAAGTATAGTTTACTGTGACAAAAAAGTTGATACAGATTTTAAACAAAGAATTTCTGTTACAACGGATGACCACAATATCAATTATGTAATGCTCAAAAATAACGGATGGCTAATTGACTATATGAGATACTTCTTTGATAGAGGTTGTTTTAGATTTTATTCACTTGATTGTAAAGAGTGCATTCTCAAGGCTTTAGCATATTATTAATGGTATCTGCGTTAGTTATTTTTGTAACATTGGTGTGAAAGGCTCTTTGAAATATAAGACACATCTTTGTATTTGGGTGTATGCCTACCCATGCATTAAGAATTAACGTTATAGATATATTAAAGAGACAGAATTTATTCTGTCTCTTTTGTTATGTTTCACGTGAAACATTTTATCTCATTTTATATGTTGTCTCTTGTAATACTATTCCACCCCTTATTCTTACGGGTCTAAGTTTTCCATATACTTCCAACCCCTGTTTAAAATCAGCAAGCGTTCTCTTTGTTTTCAAAAATTCCTGTTGAATTGTAGGATATTTCTCTAGTTCTTCATCCGTCACACCCGTCATTGACATAAGAAATAAATTTTTACAC